CCGTTGTAGGCCAGGTAGTAGGTCGTGAACTTCCGCCCGAGCCCGCGGCCGCCCTTTTCGTCCGAGGTTTCGGTTTCACGGAAAGCAATCTCAAGAAACACGTTGATTGTCGGAATGCGTGGGTTGCCAACGTCTGCGCCTGATTTCTCATCGAAGACGCAAGCAACTGATACATAGGCAAAAACGGAGAATCTGGCGTATATGTATTCAATGAATGGCTGACTCGGATTGAACGGGTTTGGTCTGGTGTATTCCCTTCTCCAGTGCCCCTGGTGCCGGACATCTGCACCGAATCCGCGATTGATGACGTCGGTTGCCCCGGCTAACGAGTAGTTGTCTCGCCCAGGCCCTTCGTAAATCTCGTAGCCTTCGCCCAGGTCGTCGGAGAAACGCCAGCCGTCCACAAGTTTTGTGTTGGGCAGCGTTGTGTCAAAGCCGCCGCACGAGTTAGTGGGGCTCTTGACGGCAAGGTCCGAAGGCGACACTACTGACATGAAGTAGGAACAAAAGTCCGGGCAGTAGCAGTTGGGCGGCGGCGGATTCTCGCAGCAACACGTCTGGCTGCCGGCCACCAAGCCACCAACCAGCAACGGCTTCCCGTCCTTGAACCGGATTTCCACGCTCAGGTGATCTCCAACGACGACACCACCACCTCAAGCCGGTCGGCCGCCGACGCAAGAGCGGACACAGAATCCCCTTGCCGCACCGCCAGCGGGGCCGTCAGCACCTCAAGCCGCGTGCCGGTCGCCACGTTGACGTTGGCCGCGAGGGCGTAGCCTGTGGCCCCTTGGTGCAACCGCACCGTTACCGCTGCGGCGTTGGTGAGATCCACATTGGCGACCGAGATCGACCGGATCAGCGTCACCCCGGTCACGCCGGTGGTTCCGGTCACGCCCGTGGCGACGTAGGTGGTGCCGGTGGTGGAAAGCCGGTAGCCCCGGCTGGCGAATGCTTCTGGCATGAGAACGAGAACCTCAGAGGAAGTAGCTGGAGGCGTAGGACGGGTTGCCGGAGCACTCGGTGACCGTGTACCACTGGAGTCCAGTGTCGCACCCGCTGGACCCCGTGGCGGCCTTGCCGTGGCCGAGGAGCTGGACCGCCCCGGTGGTGTGGCTGGTGATGGATTCCAGGGGCTTCTCGTAATCAAACGAGAGCAGTGCCCACGGCTTGGTCGGCCCCGTGACCCCTGTCGGGTTGTCGGGGCCGGTCGCTCCTTTCCAGAGCACCCGGAACGGGCCGGCGTCCGCAGTCTCTAGGTAGGCGATCTCGGAGGATTTCGGTTTTGCGTACTGGTGGCCCGTGCAGCGGACAAGAAGCCTTGCCTGCACCACGCCGTCGATCGCCCCCTGTCCGATACTGCCGGCCGGGATCGGCTCGACGGCAACGACGTAGGAAGCGCCGCCTTCAGAAACCTCGGCCGGCGTGGTCCCGATCACCCCCGGCCATTGCTCAAACTGGCTGCCGACGCCGGTGGGGGCCTCGAGGATGTTACTGACCTGCAGCACTCCCCAGCGGGGGATTCCGGTGCTTGTATTGTTCCGCACCCGGACGCGAAAGTTTGTTTGGGGAGGTGCCGACGTATTGCCGTCGAATCGCGGCTTGGTCACGACCTGGTCGATGATCTTGTTCCACGCCTGGGACGCTACGCGGACCGGCTCGCCAGGTCGGACCTTGCGGAAGCCATCGCTCATGCGATGTTCCTCTTTGCCGGGTCAAGCGGGTGGGCAAACGTGTCGCCGGTGTAGAGGAAGTGCTGCCCCCACTTATCACCGATGCCGAGGTCATTGAAGTTGGCGTTCTCGTAGATTTGATCGACGTAGACATACTTCGGCTTCTTGGTTGCGAAGAAAGCCTCCGCGTCACTTTCGTCCTCATAGTAAATCCACATGAAATCCCAGCCGCCCTTGTAGTAGACGGCGATATCGCCAACCTTGAATGGGTCAACACCTTCGGGAAGCGTTTTCTGCACTGAGAACGAAAACGTAACTGGGACCATCGACGCCCCGCGGGACACTTCGTAGCGTGCCCCCAGGAAAAGCACCTCGCCCTTCTTGAAAATCCGCCACTTGTCTTTGTTAGTCGTGCCCGTCATGTCGCGAAGTTTTTGCGCATACGGAATCGTCGGCCCCGGGTCTTGCTCTTCGTCGCCTTCAACGTCCTTCTTCTCGGCACCGACGAGGAGATACCACGCCGGAATCAGCCACGTCTCGGAAAAGTTAAACGCCGGGACGGTCTTCGTGACTCCGTTGACCTGGTTGCCGGATACGTTGATCGCTCCGTTTGTGTCCGGCGCGTCGGGCCCGCCCTCTTGAAATCCCGACGTGAAGATTGATTGCGTGACAAGCTCGGACCCGCCGGTCGTGTCCACAGACAGCCCGGCAGGCACTACCCTCACGCCGTCCGGGTTCGTGTAGCCCCACACCTCGTAGGCGTCGACTCCGCTATTGGTGTAGGTGACGGTGATCTGATACCAGCCGCCCCCAACCGGCGTGCAGCGGATGTCACCGCGGCGATGGCCGTCGTAGAAGAGCGGGGCCAGATCCTGCCCCTTCGCCTCCGCTGCCGTATAGCCCTCCATCGCCATCACGAGGAACCGCAGCTCGACCTCGCGAGAGATGAGACCGTCGGAGCCGACGGAGAGCGAACCCGACCCAGATTCGACACCCTCGATACTTGTTGGTGGGAGTAGCATGGTTCCTACTACACGAATGCGAGGCCGGGCCCGCGAGACATTTCGACGAGTTGCCGGAGGTAGACGTTCTGCTGCTCGGCCGCGAGTGCGGACCGTTCACTGACGCTGAGTAGGTCGCGGTCGCCAACGGCGGCGACCTTCCCGCCAATGCCCGGAGCGTCCATTCCGGCCCGGAGGGCCGCGGCCTTCGGCATGCGGCCGCCTCGGCCGACAAGCTCGTCCATACCGTCAGCGATCCGGCCGGTGTTCTCGGCCGTCGCCTCCTGGGCGGTCAGAGCTGGCCCGATGCCGAGCTGGCTTGCCACGATGCCGGCGAAGGTTCCGATCGACTCGCCGCGGGATCTCGCCTGGGCGTTGCCTGCAGCGACGCCAACGTCGCCGCCAAGGGCGTCTTTCTTTGGGTCACGCTTGATTCCAGACTTCTTCGATTTTGGATCTTTCCCGCTCATGGACATCATGTACGCGGCAATGCCACCGACCGCGGCGAGACCGGCGAGGGCCCAGCCCCATCCTGGGATGGCGAACATGGCAACGCGCAGCCCCAGCAGCGCCCGAGACAGCCCGCCGATCACGACGGTCATGAGCCGGCACACCCGCGTCCAGGTCATCCCGGAAAGGATGAGATTCTTGAGCCCGAAGTTCACGAACCCAAGAAGGGCACCGGTGCCGAGGGCCGCGAGCCCGACGCCGACAAGCGACACCGCCATCACCGATAGAACCTGAGATACGACCGGAATCTTCGTGAACAGGAACGACACAAGATTTATCAATGGGACAGCCACGGCTGTGAATGCTTGCATGGCCGGGGAAGCCCCGACCATGAACGCGATCGCCAGGCGTCCAACCGCGGCCGCGAGTCTCTCAAAGGAACCGGAGATTCCGCTCATCGCGATGGCAAACTTTTCGGAAACTGTCTTGCTGTTCTCCATCGACTTTGCGAGATCGTCGAATCCTTTCTTCCCGATGTCGGTAAACGCACTGATTACTCGGATGCCGCGCACGTCAAAGATATTGACCAGGGCCTCGCTGGCGAGCATCGCATCGCGAGCCTCTTTTCCCATCCCGCCGAGCTTGTCTCGGAAAACTTGGGCGATCTGGGCCAGCGGAAGCAGTTTCCCTCCCTTGTCCACCAGGTCGCCCATCGATATGCCAAGCGTTGCGAGCGCGTCCTTCGCCTGCTTGGTCGGCGCGAGCAGCTTGACAAGCAACGTCTTGATGCCGGTCCCGGCTTCCTCTCCTCTGATGCCGTAGCGGGCGAGCACTGCGATGCTTTGCGACAAACCAAATAGACTCTGACCGGTGTCCTTGGCGACGCTCGCGACCAGCGCGAACGACTCCACCATCGCCGCGATAGACGTTTCGCTCGAGTCGGCCGCAGCCGACAGCGTGTCCGCCGCCTCGGTCGCACTCACACCGAACACATTCATCGCGACTTTCATGAACTCGGCGGCCGCGGGAGCCTCCACGCCGGAGACTCTCGAAAACTCGATCGCCGACCTCGCGCCGCCGGCCAGGGCCTCCTCGACGGTCATGCCAGCCTTGACGAGCAGGGCAAACGCCTGGGCTACCTTCTCCGGAGCCACGCCCATCGCTGACGAGAGCCGGAGGGCCTCAGTCCTCACCCGCTTGAGATCCTTGCCCGACAGCTCGTTGGCAGACCCCTTCAGTTCGAGCAGCGCGTCGTCGAAAACAGCGGCCGACCTCGCCGCCATAATCATCGGCAGCCCCATCATGCCGCCGGCTAGGGCCATGCCGCTGCCGATCTGCCGCATCATGCCCCCGAGGCGGACCACGCTGTGCTGCACCTTTTTCATGCCGCGCTGGAAGTGGGTGTCGTTCGCCGTGATCTCGACGAACGCGCGGCCGGCTCTGACTGCACCTGCGCTGCTCATAGGATCTCCCTCACGACCTCATCGCTGGCAATCGGCGTTGGAGGAGGCTCGTACATCGGGTGGAACTCTGCGGCGTCGAATGGATGCGGCCGTTTTTTCGGGTCGCGATTGAACTCTGCCTGCTGGGCTATGAGGGCACAGGTGTGGTTCCACTGCTCTCGACGGCGGCCTCGGACGGCGTCAAATAACCCTCGGAGAGACCACTGGCCGGGATGGACTCCCAGGATCCCGGCGTACTCCCATCCAAGAACCCACGGGTCCACCGGTCGATCGCTTTGTCGATCTCTTGCCCGAACTCCTCGATCTTTTCCCCGACCGTCTCTTCCGCCCTCTCCTCGACTGCCCGGAGCTTCTTCAGTGCCATCTCCAGGAGCTTCCGCTGGCGGGGGTGGCAAAAAAAAACCATCTCGTCGATGAGCGCGTCATAGGCTGCCGTCACGGCGTCGCCGGAAAACCCCTCGCCGAACTCTTCCGGGGTGATCCCAGCCTCTTCGGCCTGCGGCTCGACCATCGCCCAAAGTACCTTGCCGAGCGTGAGCGGGTCGGTGAGCTGCACGAGGCTCTCCCGGTTTTCGGTAGCGATGTCGTAGAGCTTCACGCCGGTGTAGTCGCGGACGCGACCGTATGAGGTGAAGTTGCCGTCCAGCTTCCATTCGCGGCCGAGCGAGTCCTTAAACAGTTTCATTAGTGCCCCCACTCCTTGAGCGTGAATCGCGGGATGACGGCGTCGTTCATCGGCTCGTCGGCTTCAACATCGTGAAGCGTGAACTTCCCGGAGATCGCACCAAGAAGCCCGCCCTCCAGAAAAACCTCCAGCACGTTTGGGATCTTGAACCCGTTAAATAGCCGCCACCGAATGCCGTAAAGGGAGGTGGCTAGCTTCATATCCGGGCACCCAAAACTAATCTCGTTGGTCCGCTGCGTGACGATCGTCGAGACGACCTGGTGGTTGAAGCCGGTGGCATCAACCTCGGTCACCAGCTCACGCAACGCCAGGTCGGAAATGCCGTGCATCGGCACGCCCTCGATCACGAGGAGGCATTCGCGCCCAAGGGCGTAGACGCGATTGAGTCCACCGTTGATTGGCATTCGTCAGCCTTACACGCCCACGAATCGCTTGAGCGTGATCGTGTATTCAACGACACCGTCGATCTCCTGCGGCTCGCTGATATTGTTGACGTAGTAAAGCCCGGTCGACCCGCCTCCGACGCCCGTCACGGTCGCGACGCCCGTGCTGTGAAGGGTTGCGGTGTGGTCGAGCACAACCACTTCGATCGTGGTGTTCTGCCGAACCGGAACGAACTCTTGAACATTGTCGCTGCCGCGGGTCGTCACTTCGGCCTCGGCCGAAGTCTCTCGAGTCACGGTGACTGTCTTCACGTCTTTGTTGGCAATGACGCTGCCGAACGTGAACGACTGATCCTTGCCGAGACGATAGCTGTGGGCGACGGGGGGCATTTAAGAAACTCCTTGTGTGCGGTTTCGGCCCGATAGGCCACCTGAACGTCAGTATACCACTTAGACTACCCGCGACGGGCAGTGAACCCTGACCCCTGCGCGCCGGCCGTGGCCCGGAACGACCCCTTGAATGCACGGGCGATTGAGCCATTGGCGACACAGAAATACAGAGCCGACTTCATGAACGGACGCGCCGGGTAGACCGTGACCGTCTGCTGCGACATCGGCCGCCAGTGAGTTTGGTTGTGCGGCCGCTGGCCGGTGGGCAGCTTCATCGTGATTGGATTCCGCATCCCACCGCTCTTCGTTTTCACTTGCGGGATGTACACCCACGTCCGCAGCCGCATGATGCCGCCGAACTCGTGAAGATAGGGCAACATCCGCCCTTTCTTGGACGGGCCAGCCACGCCGGAATGCGTTTGCCGGTCGTAGTAGTTCCACAAGTTGCGACGGAATCCGAGGAAGCTGGCCTGGTGGCCGCTGTACGGGGTGTGCGTAAACGGCGGCGTGCCGGGAGGCGATCCCTTCGGGAACTGCACCTCGCGGACGATTAAGTCTCGCGCCTTCATCGAGAGGATGCCCATCTTCTGCAGTGCGGTGGGACCAGCCCCCGGATAGTCGCGCTGTGCCTTGAGCGGAATCCTCGCCATTCCGCGTTTCTTTATGATCCGCCGAGCGCGGTCCTTGACCACAAGCGACGCCTTCGACAACGCCTTCAAGTCCATATCCGACATCGCGGCCTTAACGGCGTCGCGGTCGAAAAATGCCGACGTGCTGACACGCAGCCCGACGGCCGGGATATTCGGCATGATGCTTGGGATTTTCATAGCACCTTCTCTTGAGCACGTCGGTAGACGACTGCGATGTCGGCCAGGAACGTCCTCATGTTCGCCACCTGGTCGCGTCCAAACGTCACGACGTTCTGGATGTTCATCCAGTGGGTGCCTGGTGGCATCGCCGGGCTTGAGGCCGGAAGGGCCTTGGAGCGGATCGCGTCCAGGATGTTGCTGCGAAGGTCGTAGAGTGCGTCAAGCTCCTCATCACTCTCGAATCGCTTGCCGACGACGACGTGAACGGTCGCCTCAAACAGGTCGGCCCCGTGGGTGTGGTTGCTCACGTCTACCTCGCCGGGAACGACGGAGACCTGCAGCTCGTCAAGGTTTTCGGTCACCTCATCCGGCACGATCCGGCGGACCGCGGTGATCGTGCTGATCGTGCCGGGGAACGTGAACTTCGACAGCGAGTCGGCGAGAGAATCGGCAATGAGTATTTCGATGGCTTCCATGTTCGTCCTACGGTTTGGGGCCGTCCTCTGTTGTCATTCTCGCAATCGCGGCCACGTTCTCCGCGTGCCGCGGCTCGCCCGGGTTCCTCCGGGCAGCCTCCCGTGCGTACTCCAGGGCCTCCGCGTACAGCCCCAGCTCAAACGCCGCCGAGTAGGCGAGGTCGGCAGACAAGTCGCCGTAGGCCGCCACGTCGCTGGTGTGGGTCATGCTTTCGCGATCGCAGTGATACGCCTGGCGAGCCCAGTAGAGAGTCGCCACGGCGTCACGCTTGTGCCACCCCATCTGGGCGACGTACAGGTGGGCCTCCGGCTCCGTCGGGGCCTCGAGCATGGCGGCGAGGATATGGCTGTTCGCACCGCCTTGATCGAGTCTCGCCAGCGACCGGCGGGCGTGTGCCCGCTCATTGGGAGCACCGCCCGGCATCTTGAGGTAGGACGCGAACGCCGGCCCGGCCCGCTTGTCTCCGGCGTAGTCCAGCTCCCGCGCGTAATACCAGTGCATCCGGGCGTCGGTCGGATTCTCCTCGACCGCCCGCGTCAGCAGTTCCAGATCGCTTTTGTGAACCTTCCCCGGCTCGCGGTGATGGCGGATCACGACGTTGTCGGCGAAGGTCTGCACGTCGGTCCCCCACCACCGCACCAGGCCCTCGTGCGTGGCCCCGGTCCACCGGTAGCCATGCCGCGAGTGGATGCGGTCGCACCGGAAGCAGAATTCTTTACTCCACCAGTAGGGGTATCGGAGTTTCGTCGTCTCCGGCGTCCATGCGGCCTCTAGGGCCTCCCGCCAGCCGGGGTCCAGGGCCTCGTCGAGATCGAGTCGGATCGCCACGTCCGCGTCAGCCGGGACGTGCATGAGAGATAGGTTGTGCGCGTCGTCCCACCGCCACGGGATTGGGGCACCGCGGGCCACCGTCACGCCCGCGGCCTCGAGCAGCTCCACGGTGTTGTCGGTCGATCCGGTGTCGGTGACCACCCGCACGTCGGCATCCCGGCAGGATGCTTCCCACCGCTCGACGTTGGCGGATTCGTTCCTGGCGAGGGCGTAGATGGCGATCTTCATGTGAGGATCGCCCCCTTCCTCAAACCGTCATCGAAATACTCAACGGTCCGGGCTTGCTCTTTGGCGAACGTGTCCACCGCGGCCCGCACCTCCCGGTTGTCCACGTCGTCGGCGAGGATCACCCGGCTGCCGGCCACCAGCCGGAGATCGGCGAGAGCCCCGGCGTAAGAGTGGTCGCCATCTATGTGGGCGAAGTCGGCCGGAGGAAGCGACTTGATCGCGTGGGAGTCGACCACGACCAGGTCGGCGTCGATGCTGTGCCGCTCGACGAGCCGCCGCCAGTGGGCAAGGCAGTCGTAGGAATCGGCATCCATCGCACCGTCGATGCAGAGGTAGTGGGCACCCGGGGCCGCGGCCTCGAATGTCAGCAGCGAGTAGCCGCAGCGGGTGCCGATCTCGATCACGCTGGCCGGCTTGTGGCGGCGGAAAATCTCGCCCTTCATGGCGTAATGAAAAATCACCCGGCTGTCGCAGCCGAACCAGTCATCCTCCCGCCAGTTGCTCTCCAGCAACTTGCGAACGGCGTCGGTCCATGCCAGCGATGCGGTCACTCCCATGCGTCACCCATGATGTTGAGAACGTCGCCGATCGGTAGGTAGGCCAGCCAAGCCTCGGCGTCCCGCACGCCGAACGATGCCACGAGCGTGCTCTGGCCGCTGACCGCGAGGCCCGCACAGAACTCGATGCTCCGCGTTTCACGAAACGCGAAAGCCGGGGATACCCTGGTGATCCGCCAGTCCTGGCCCTCGTCGAACATAACGAACCGGTGTTCGTAGGCTCGCCGGCCACCGGAGACCGCCACCTCGTGGACTATTCCCCACCACAAGCCCGGAGCCCAAGGGTGCTCGACGAGCTGCGAGCCGCCGCGGAACCCGCGGGCCACCAGCGGGGCCTCGGCGTGGGCGGTGACCGTCCAATCGTCGCCGTCCTCGCGGACGAGGCACGTCCGGCCTTGGTGGCTGCAGTGGTACAGCAACTCCCGCCGGCCGGTAATCGGCATCCAGTTTTTCTCGTGCCGGCCGCTCACGGTGTCGTGGCAGCGGAGGTCGTGGATCTTGTCGAACGTCTCCAGCTTCCCGACGCCGATCCGGCACGTCCCGTCGCGGCCCGCCCAGTTGCGGATCGTGGCCGATGCGATCAGCTCACCCTCAACAGAGTTGAGCCGCACGTCCTCGAGCCCCTCGACTGGGAACCCGCTGGCCTCGTAGTCGGCGGCCCAGTAGTCCCGGGCGTGCCCGTTGTCGACCAGGCAGTTGTAAGTCCGGATCGCTTCGCGGTCCTCTGGCGGGATGACGTAGCGGCCGTTGTCGTCGATCGAATAGTTGCTCGACCGCACGTTGACCAGCAACCGGTCGCCGTGGCTCACGACCGAAGGGTTGAACAGCGACCAGCCGACACGGGCCGGGGGCACGTCGATCTTTGTGAACTCCGCGGCAACGCCCTGGTCGGTTAGCGTCTGCGTGTACCAGGTGCGATTCGACCGCACCCGCTCTTCCTTCTCCGCAGAGAGCGGCAGCCGCAGAAGCCGCTCGCAGCAGCGGCGGCCGACCTCGTGCTCGCCACAGTGGTAGGCGTGGGCCGCGACGCGATGGAGGTGTTCAATCATGCCGGTGTTCACCTGTTCACCGGTAGCCTACTCAAATGGGCGGGGCCGTAAACCCCGGATTTTCGCAGTGGCAGTCCACTAGCTCACAGGGCTAGGGGACTCTGGTGGCAGGAGAGCGACGGCATCGGCCAGGGGGATGATCTCCACGTTCGCCATGAACTCCGGCGTCAGGTGCGGCAGAGCCCACGCCAGGATGCCGCCCTCATGCAACTCCGAGAGCAGATGCCCGCCCATCATCCAGCGACCATCGGTGAGTTGCTGCCCGCCAGCCACATGGCGAGGGTCGCCGTGTTCCTGCTGGATGGTGTACCACTCGGCAGCGGTCGCGTAGTCGTAGACCATTGCGAGGTCTTTGCACTCGTCGTATGGCAGCGGGAGCGTGAGGTCGGAAAGCGTCATACGTTCCTCCCAAGTGCAGTTTGAAACGCCTGCACGGCTGAGTAATACGAACCCACTTGAGCGGCTGTCATTCCGAGCCCGATGCTGTACTGGCGGCACAACATCCCTGAGATGTCAGAGGCGGTGCCGTTGAAGTTGTTCGCAAAAACAAACATTGCAATGTTGACAAGCGTTCCCGATGTCCGGTCGCTTGTTTGCGAGCCGGTAGATGTGCCATTGGAATAAACTTTCAAGTCTGTCGATGTCCGCGATACACCCATAAGATGCCCGGACGATGCGACAGGCGACCCTTCCGCGCTTAGCGACGGGCCTGAATGACTGAAGTAAGTATTTGAAGCAACGCTTCGCTTGCCGTCAAACTGGATTATGTCTCCAGCCGAAGCATTGCGGGCACCAATCAAAGAGCCGAAAGACCCTGGTGCTGTTGTAAGAGACGTTCCGTAGATAGAAATGTGCGTATTTGAGCGGTTTAGCGTGGACGCGAGAAATCCGGTGTTGAGGTACTTCCCACTGGCCCCCTGGAGCCCCGTTGCCTCCGAGTAGTCTCCACTGACAAACAGCCCGCCCACGTTTGTATCGGTGGTGTTTCCAAGTTGCGTGTCGCCCAGAGACGCGGCCCGATACAGCGGCACCAGTGCGGCGTTGAGCCCCGTTCCCGCGAAGAGATTCAAACGCAGGAACCGATCCCGAATCGAACCGCCCGGCGCGTTTTCGATGTCGGTACAAAACTGGTTCACGGCCGCCGCCGTCGCGGAACTCACCGTGCCGCCGTTGGCGTAAACGCGATTGACCCAATCTTGCGCGTCGGCGTTGGAGACTTGCGGGGCGAGGGTGATGCCCCAGCGGTTCGACAAGTACGTTTCGATACGGCTGACTTCGGAGTCACTCAAGGCACGCGAGTAGTACAACAACTCCGCTATGGACCCCGTAAAAAGAGCCGTCCCATCTTGGTGGCCTGCCGTGCCGACGCCGTACTTTGCGGTGGCGGTTGTTTGCGTGGCGGAAACCGACTGCCCTCTGCCGCGATTGATTGAGTTACGAACTGCACCACCACCCAGAACACCCGTGAATATGCCGTAGGTAGCAAACCCGGTGACCGGGCTGACGTTGGTGCTAGCGTACGCGCTGAGTCCGCCGACAACTTGAGCGTTGTTCAGAATGGGGATTACGCGGCCGGAGGCAAAGTCGTTGCCGGTCGATGCGGCAGTAGCGAAAACTCGCTGGTTGTTGTTGGCTCCGGTATTAGTCTGCACCACTGCCGCGACGGTGTATTCAGTAGAGGCAAGTTCTGGCGAGAAGGAGCCTAAGAGATGCTTTTGGACAAACGACAGATTCTTCCGCCCGTTCTGTGCCGTCGCACTGATCGTCGGCCGATTCCCCGCCGTCGCCTGCACCGCGTGCCTGCCGTTTCCCGATTTGTCGGCCCAGTACCCCACCGGATCGCTGCTCGCGGTGGCGGGTGCGTGGACGCCGGAGATGGCCCACTTGGCGGCGAGGTAGGCTTCGACGGATGCTCGTTGAGCGGTGGTGAGGGCGGTGTCAAAGATGATGATCTCGGCAATGTAGCCGTTAAAGAAGTTGGTCGTTTCCTTGCCGATGTTGAACGACGCGCCGGATGAATCGACGGGGTCGTTGGTTGTCCCCTGAGCCCCGTTCCCGAAAGTCGTCAAGGACGAGTTGCTAGTAAACAACGCGCACGCTACAGACGGCGAAGTTGCGGAGGCCGTCGCGCCAAATAAAATCGCGCCTGATGTTTGCTGCCGCCAGAAAGCCCATGTGCCGGAATCGGAGAACACGCCGCGATTGGTTGTCCCATAACTCCACAACCGCCCGCTGCTGGATGCAACGTCAGAGACGGCGACAAACAACACGGTCTGTGTCGCGGTGTCAGCCAGCGACGTTGCCATTGCGTTGGCAGTGCCGTCGAAGTCAATGACGTTTTTGCCGTTGAGCGAACGGGTGCCGGTCGTTGGCCTCGCGGTGCTACTAGCCGTCGCGTGATTGCCCGCCGTGCTCTTGTCGTTCCATTGGCTCACCAGCCCGCCAGACTCTGTGATGCTCCCCGCATCGCTCGCATCCCACCAGCCCACGCACCCCGCGATATCCGTAGGCTGAGTCACCGCCACCACCGGACCCGCGTCGGTGGTGTACAAATCGGAGGAAGAGGCGTCTAGCCAGAGGGCTAGGCCCTCAATGTCCGCCGGCGAGAACTCAGACGACCGGCGATAGATCGTCAACGGCAGACGGGTGCGTACGCCGCCTCGAGGAAATGCACGCCTAGTCATATTTTTTGCCATCTGATGTTCCCCGGCTACGCCTGAGCCACCGTCACCGGCGCGGACCTCGGCCCTTCGCCAACGGAGTTGACTGCCGAAACCTCGACGTTGTAGCCGACGAAGTTGCCTTCAAATTGGTAGTACGTGCTGCTGACGATATTGTCTGGCGTGACGTAATCGCCATCAAAGTACACGCGGTATTCAGTGATGGCAGCCCCGCCGTTGCTGGTCGGTGCTTGCCACAAGACGTTTGTCCCGACTTCGCTCGGATCGAAATATGCCCCAGCGATTGTCGGAGCACCTGGCACCGCCGTGATCGTCACCGGCGAACTCTTTGCCCCCTCGCCGATCGCGTTCACCGCCGACACCCGGACTACCGTGCCACCCGAAAACGTCCCGACGCTCGTGGTTGATGGGGCCGTCACGGTCTCCTGCAGCACGTCGCCGGCGTAGACCTTGTAGGAGGTCACGACGTACTCGCCGGTGACGACGGGAGCCGTCCACGTCACGCGAGGGCCACTGACGACTGCGAGAGCGGTCGGCGGACCTGGGACGGCCGGAGTGCGGGTAGATGGTCCCTCGGTCACCATCGTGTGAATCCGCCGAAGAGTCTTATTCCTGTCCGACCACCGCCAGTGATGCTCGGCCCCCGGCGGGATCATCACCTCGTAGGTAAAGCCACCGGCTACGATCCTGTCGCCCTTCTTCGGATCTTGGGCAAGGTCCGTCGTGTCAACGAAAAAATCCTGCGTCTCCGTCCGGAGCATCTGGCCGGCGGCATCTATCGACTCCCAACGGCCAATCACGACTGTCGCACGCACTGTCCGCGTGGTGCCGATAGCCGGTTGGTACGACACCTCCGTCGCGAGGTGCTCACGCCGCTGCGATCGAAACCACGTCTCGCCAGCGGCGATCAGGTCCTGCATGGGTCACCAGGTGCGAGAGGGGCGGGCGCGGCCGATAGCGTGGCCGCACCCGCCCCCTTGCGTGGGGTCGGTCACGAGGGCCAGAGGAGCACCGCCACCTGGCGATCGGCCACCAGTCGGGGACGGGCCAGGTAGCCCGCGGTGACACCGGTCGTGGCGTCGAACACGCCCGACGCGGCGTACCACCGAATGGCCGAGCCTTGGGCACCGGTGATACCGGTTGCAGCCACCGAGCCGGTCACGACACAGTTGGTGTGAACGGCACCAAGCTCGTTGGCGACGATCGGACGATCGGCGACCGTCACAAGGCCGCCGAGGACGACGATTTCGCCCGCTGCCACGCCCGTCGTCGGGGTGTAGTCGAGCTTGTTTCCGTCTGCGTAATAACTGGGCATCTGAGAACCTTTCGTATCGGGAGTATGGAGTTTGAGAGCCCCAGCCGGCGGGTTGGACCCCCGCCGGCCGGGCACGAATCACATTACGATCAAGCGGTCGCCATCCGGTAGCATCCGCGAGACTCAGCCTTGGCAACGCCATAGCTGAAATGACCGCGGACCTGGATGCCGAGCTGATTGAAATCGGCGTCGGCCTGCTGGACCGTGGGGAGCCTCTGGCCGTTCAAGAAAGCGACCTCCATGCAAGGCAGCTCGGCCGGGTTGGCGACGAGCCACCAGGTCGATGAACTCGTCAGGTAGGACGAGGGCACAACCTGGAACCGACCAGCGAACACGTTCACGTTTCCGCGGGTCACGCTCTCGCCCGTGATGAGCACCGTCGATCCCATCATTTCGTCGGCGGTGATCTCCAGGTCCGGTGGGACGAGGATCATCGACGGCGAGATGCCCAACGGGTTACCGTCGGGATCGGTCAGTTTCTTGTACGAAGTCACCGCCGTCTTCAGCGACGAGATCGCCAAGGCGTTGCCTGCCGCGGCCGTCTCTTTCTGAAAGAACGTCGAGTTGTTCAACTGAAACTCGGTCCAGAAATCCTTGTTCAGCTTGACCGCGGCACCGCGGCCCAGCCTGGATGGCACCTGGGTCAGAGCACCCAGGTCGTCGTTCACGATGTCGACCATCGTGATGCTGGACATGCGGCCTGTCAGCTTGGCCTTGATCGTCCGCGTCTCGTCGGAGGCGTCGGCCGACTTCAGTTCGCCGCTGGGACCGAGATCCTCAAACTCGAATCCACCGTTGAGCCGCACGCCCGTGACCGTCTTGTAGTCACTGACGCTGCGGATCGACGCGATCATGTCCCACGTCGACTCGACGGCGTTGTAGCCCTGGAGAAGGAACTTGCCGTAGGTCGCCGCGAGCACGTTGCTGATGCTGTGCGTGGCGAACCCGGTCGCCTGCACCTGGGGGAACGCACCGGCGAGCACCTCGCGGATGTTGCCGTCGTGGATGCGGGCCGGACCGGTGTATCCGTTCCGGCGGGCAGCCTCGATCAGCACCTCTTGCAGCGACGTGTGGTTTCGCCGCCGGTCAGCCGCCTCGAGGGTCTTCTCGTCGAAGACCTTCTCGACGTTGGCGAGACCGCCAGCGAGACACAACGCCGCCTCCACCACCTTCGGCGCGTTGGCCGCGGCGGCATCCACGACGTGGATCGCGGGAGCCGACGGGCGAGAAGCCCGGACCTCCGCGACCCGCTCCTCTCGCATCCGCTGCATCACGATCTCGGCGACCTCGCCGGCGATCAGGCTGGCACTGTCACCGCCAGCGGTGGCGACGATGGGCTTCGGGTCCGCGACGACGATCGCCGGGGCTTCCGTCTTCGGCACGGCGGCCTCGACGGGCTTCTCGTTGAGCTGATCGCTCATAGGGAATACCTCACTCGCCTCGGCGGCGATAGCCGCGGACGTTGCACCGTCCGCACCGAACAGGACCACGCTCGTTTCGCGGAGAACCGCCGCACGAGCAACACTGATAGGGCCGGAGAACTCGCGACCGTTGACTGTCACGCTGGCTCCCGCGGCGATGTTTTCGATTGAGCCCACGTCGGCCCCGATGCTCGCTTGCAGCGGCACGCCGGCCTTCGCGAGGGCGATCAGCTTGTCGCCGGCCGGCGTCCCGCGAATCAGTTCGCCGCGGAGCACAAGCTGGCTGCCGTCGTTGGTAGATTCCAGACTTCGTCCGATCACGCTGTCGAGCATCGACATCTCTTTGCCGTGGGCGTAGAGAATCGGGATCGGCCGCGATGCGTCGATCTGTGCGAGGTCGACGACCAGCGGATTCCTCGACCACCCCTGGCGGATCGACGCCCCGGTGTAGGCCAGAAGTTCAAACGTCGGCGTCGCGGCCTCGTCGGCCGCTTGGACGTTGAGGGTTGCGGATAGTTCGATGCGGTTGTTCATGCGTTGGCGTCCTCGTTCTCTCGCTTGTAGACACCCTGGGCCCACGAGCGGCCGGCGTCACCACCCCACAACAGCCACGAAATTTCGGCATTAGAGGGCGGATTCTCGCCGTGGTTTTCCTTGTAGGCCGAATGCCTAGCGAAGAACGAGACCATCCGCCCGATCGTGTCGAGCGAGAGAGATCGGCCATTGGCAATGTCCCGGGCACGAGCCACGCCGATCGCCGTACCGCCACGCCCGTACTCGCGTCGTAACTCCAGGCCGCGGCGGGCCGCGTCACGAGCAGCTTGCGGGGGCCGGTAGCCGTCTTCGGCCTCGATCCCGTCCATGTCGTCGTCCGCGGCCATTGCCGCCGGCTGGGCGGAAACGCCCAGGTCTCGCTCCATCTGTCGCTCGATCGACCGCTGCCGGAGAACGACCCGCCAGTCGCGGCCACGCTTGGCACAGACTTCGGCGAGGCTCGCCATGTTGCCGCCCACCATTGCGGCGTCGGCGTCTGCTTCCTTGAGTGGGTCGACGTGCTCGAAACCGTCCCACACCCACGTCCAGTTCCATGCCGCGAAGGGCGGGAGACCGCGGGGGATGAGACCGGGGACGGCGACCGCTTCGTCGAGCCACGAGTAGAGGAGCGGGTCGAGGAACGTGCGTTCCATGTCCGATCGCTCAACCGCGATTCTCTTGCGATACACGAGGTAGTCGCCACGCATCGACGAGTAGTTCGCGGAGCTGGAATCGAGGGAGGCCACGATATAGGGCATACCCAACGCGGCTGCGATCTCGTTGATAAGCCGACGCACGAATGCGTCGTGGCTCGAGGTCGGATGCTCGGCCCGCATCTGGACCGGCTCCCAGCCGTCCGGGGCGGCGATCGCCATGCCGCGGACAATCGGCATCGTTTCCAGCGTCTCAAGGCTGGCGGCCCCGGACCCGTCGGCCGGCATGGTCGTCTTGAGGATCGCGGCGAACGAGGCAGCCGTCTCGGCCGCGGTCACGACCGCCAGCGTGTACCGGCGAAGCAGAGCGAACAGCTCCAGGGCCGGAGCGATCTCCGGCACGCCGCGGTGCTGGCCCGGGCGCGTCGCGTGATACCAGTGGCAGACGTAGTTCGCGTCGATCCAGTCGCCATCCAGCAGGAACGCTTGCGAGAGCGATCCCGGGTGCCGACGTGAAATCCAGTAGTCGGTGACGTTGCCATCGGCGTCGAATCGCACGCCGTCAACGTCATGCTCGGTGCTGTAAAACCCGGCTGGCGACATGACCTGGTCGGCCTCGACCAGCTTGAGATCAAGCTGCACGCCGCGGAGTCTGCGGTTGCTGGTCTTCAAGCCGAAAACCTCGCCGTCGCTGATCTTGGCGGTCTTCGAGATCCGCAACTTCTTCGCGAGGTCGATCGTGTCGGCCCAATCGGAGACAGCGTTCTCGATCGACCGGACCGCTTCGGGCGACACGTCGGGGCCGAGGTCGAGTTGTAGCCGGGGGCCGGTGCCGACCAGGTCGTTGCTCCAAGTGCTTGCGATGCCCGCGGCGTAGGAGTTATTCCGCAGCTCGTACCTTGCCCGATTGCGGAGGATCTGCCGGATCGCCGGCTGGAGACTCGCGTCCGCAGAGAGGTGGTCAGAGCTGGCCCAGTGATTGCGGTTCAAGTCCGACGTTTGAGCAGCGTCGTACTTCGCCCGCACCATCGTGGCGAGCGCAGCTTTCTGCGCGTCGACCGTCGCTTGGAGCGACGATCGCCTAGAGCCGCCGAAAATGCTACCGAGAATGCCCACGCTCAGTGTGCCCCCGGGTACACGCACTGCGCCAGACGCAGGGATCCGAACGGGCTGCCGGACGACTGCGTCCGGGCCTTCATGACGAACTCTGCGGCCGCCACCTGGCGGTCAAGCTCGTGTTGCTCCACCTCGCCCGCGTCGGTGCGGGCGCGTCTCGGCTGGGCGAGATTTGCTGCGACAGCGTCGATCACGTCGGAGTTGTCGGACATGGTGAACTCCCGGTGGCGGGACGCTTCGCGTCCCTACCAACAGTGTACCAATGTTCACGCAACTAGCGTCACAGGAACTCGATGAACGGGTGATCGATGTCCGACTCCGCGTCCACCTCATCCCAAAACTCATCGTCTAGGTAGGCTGGCATGGCGGGTCTCCTTGCCGCCATTTTACCCTACCGGTACATGCGTTCAGTACCGACGACACTGCACACCAAATGTCACTTTTCGACTGTTTCTGTGCGGTTGTTTTCTTGCACCAAAACTTGACGTAGCCGCTCCACCTCGGCCGCGAGCCGGTGGATCATGCACCTCTCATGCCTCGGCCACAGGTGGCACTCCGGCGAGTGCGTCCCGACACGATCCTCCTGCATCGATCGCCACTGC